GTACTAGTCTCATTAGTGAACCAGTTTTTGGCTACTAAATCCTTGAGATAAAATGTAGCAGTACCTGTCACAGTTACCATATTCGTGCTGATTGCACTGGCGCTATCAAAACCTATGGAATTATTTGCAACGGCATTATTGGAAATAGTCAATGAGATGTCTTGTACATAATCTACTTTTTGGCCGTCGATTTTTACTGCACAATCAGCCTGGTACATCGGTTGTTTATCAGGCGCTGGCGTTGGATCTGAATCAACACTAGTAGCACTATCGACTCCACCTTTTCCGATAAATGTAAATCCAGTTTCGACAAGTGAGCCGAGCGATACTGAAAATGTTGCACTATCAATTACGCAACCGGTGAAAAGTTCATAAATGTTTTTTGTCTTATCTCCACGCTCGATAGAAAAGCTTGATGCTGTGTTCGATACTTTGATGACATCACCTGTCCAACGGTCCATCAGCAAGCCCTCTAACAGCTCATCAAATGTCTCATGCGCCAACTCTATGTCGAGATTTCCCGCCACACTTGTATTACCTCTGCGAGTAAATCGTCGCATCCTATCTCCACTCACAGCGTCCGAGGAAAGATTATCCTGAGTTAGGGTGATCGTGTTATTTTTTACAGGTATTGTCTGCATTGTTGGTGTTGCTGGCGTGACGCCAAACGATGCCTCACGAACAAAAGTCGTCGCTGTTGTACTACCTGAACTATAAATGTTGCTCATATGAGACTCCTAATTTAATTAATTAATTATGTTTATATTTATTCAATCGTGCCGTTGCACATGGCATAGATAATCTACGCTTACAGGTAGCATGTAATAATTATCAAACTCTTGTCCGACGCCACGATCATGACTCTCTATGCGTATTGTTAGATTGCTGGTTTGTATTGTTCCAATTTTAAAAGTGGATATTATTTTATCCGCAAAATAATTCGCTTCATCAATACCATCACCGAACGGCAGAAATAACGACACTTCATAGAATCCTGTCAGCAAATCAAAACCACCTGCTGTTGTCTCAGATATCGTTGATGTTGGATATAATTTTGTACGACAATATCGAGTTGCGCGAGTAGAGTTTGCTTGATCGGATTTTAATGTCAGACGAGTATTTTCTAAATGAATAGTTGGCATCTCTGCGATGCTCTGCAATAGCTCATCAAGGTCATTTTGCAATAGTCTATTTGACATTATCTACCTCTCTTTTTACGTTTAACTTGCTTTATTATTTTGGGTAGTTCTTTCATTGTTCTCCTCACTGCGGCGCTGCCTTGCATGGATTCAGTGCCAAACTCGTTGGCCAATATTTTTGGGACATTTTCATCGCTTGAGTACAATCCTTCCTCCTCCCAAAACCATGAGTCACGTAATTCTCCAGTATCGACAAATGATTTTTGTTTAACGCCCTTTACGATACCCTCACCGATATCATCTCTAAGGCCATCAAGATCGTCATACATTTCCATGAGTGCTTTGTGTAATGATTTAGACATGGATCTTGTCCTCATCTATGAGTATTTCCAAATACATTGCACGACCATCTACTAGACGATCCATTTGCACGATGTTGAAATATTTGTCTGCACAATGTATACGATGATCTTTGTTTATATTTTCGCGATATCGAATTGTTAGGCGATGACTACCCGCAAGATTTTCTTGCTCGCCGTTTTGAAATGTTGTGCCTGAGAGTGTTTCTAATTTCCCCCATGTTTTTATATCTTCTGACCAATCATAATCATAGCCGTATGAATCATTGGGGATCTTTGTATGCGTTAGAAATGTAACGACATTGCGTAGCTCTGCTATGCGAATACTCATTAGATATCTACTCGATATGTCTGCATGATCTCCATAGCTTCAAAAGGTGTTTGAATATCAGATAACTCTCGATACTCGAAACTATTGGCAACCATCATCAATAAGCAGTGTTTTAAGTCGGCAGGTATTGCACTCTCATTAGCACCATAACCCGCTGTGTATGTCAGTGTTATCGGGTTGTATTGAGCAAGTTGTGTCGATGGATAACTAAAATTTGATTTAAGACGAACCATACCGTATGTATTTGTCTCTGTGAGTTGGTACATCGACGGATCTATTGTTGCTTCTACGTCGTTGCTGTCTCTATAGACAATGCTCTCTACAGCGCTTACAGGAGCGTATGGCAATTGTAATGGCACATGGAATCCTTGAAAATCTATAGCGATTTTACGATTGATTAAAGATCTATTTGTGTATCGCTCGAATCGTGTGGTGGCGGCTTCAATGAGTGTCTGCACCTCACTCTCTGATTGATCGAGATCGACCTTTAGAAAATCAATCACTGTCAAATAATTGATTGGATACTCTTGTGCTGCTTCTACAATGCGAGTGCTGTTAGATGGTCGTGGAGCTGCAAATGGTTGGCTGTGTTCTGATTGTTGTTTGACTCTGAATCTCATGTGCTCTCTATGCTCCGATTGATGACATTAGTATTTATCTGTATCAGTATTGCGCAAATGAAAAAGGCTCCCTTTTGAGGAGCCTTGATCGAGGCGAAAACTACTTGATAGTAGTTAGAGAGATTAAACGCTTAGCAAAATTATATTTTCTGGAGCTACTATACCAACACCCCAGGCTAGGCTAATTTCGATTTTCTGTTGATGATAGCCTTTCCAAAGTTGAACCAAAAAATTCAGACCGGATTTGGCATCTTGGACAACCATGCTATCACTAGCACCGTCGTTCATACCACCTGCTGGAGTTCTGGCAACTAATTGAATTGCGCTTGGTACGCAAGCAAACGAGTCTGCGGTAGTTGCTTGCGAATAAAAATCAAGACCACCGAGACGACCGATAGTGCCGTCTTGTACAACACCAACAGAGCCAGATTCATTAACCTTAAAGAGGTTTGGCGTTGATTGTAGATTTGCTTGAGCTGCACTATCGAGTACAAAGTTGCGCTTCTGACCATCCAAGCCCGCATCCCGCATCGCTTTTCCGACTGCGGCAACATCAGACATTGTATTACCATCGCTGAATACGGGTAAAGCTGCAACAGTCGCAGAACCTGTACCTTCGGCAATGGCTTTTGCTACGATATCATCAGCAACTTCATTCGAAATCGCTCTGAACGCGGCTGCAAACTGGTCTTGCAAAATCTTAGCGTATTGACTAGTACCGACCACTTCCTCACCTGTCCAAAGCACTTCGGCTTTTTTGGATTTAGAGATAGTAAAATCTTTGTGAGTGATAATCTGACCACCGCTGTCAGTTGGGGCCATTGAAGGAACGATATCTGATGTGGTAGTTGACGGCACGATTGGAGTGCTGATTGTTTGACCGAGCGCTGCGGCTTCGGCACTAGTGTTGCGATTGACTGCTTGGATTGCACCGACATTTTCGCGGGATACGACTTGAAGGCCTTGGTAAATTGTTGGGACCAATCCTGTGAGTGTGTTTGACATAATATTTTCCTATGAGTTATATGAGTTATATGAGTTAAATTTGTTTACTACTATTTAGTTATTTTTAGCGTTAAACGAGTGTCGTACCACTGAGCATTTTTTTACTTTTTTCCTCAGGTGATAGCTTGTCGAAATCCGCTCTTGTCATTTCTGTTGATGCCAAATTTTTAGATGTAGGATTTTTAACATCAGTAGGTGCAATCTTTCGCTCGAATAAAAATGAGGATTGTGCTTTAAGCGCTTGGATTGCTCCGAGCACTGACATATCGTCTAGCTTTCCACTTTCATCAAATTCGATCATTTCGCGATCTACTAACCTTCGTCCTGCTTCCATCGCATCCGACATGATTCCACTTTTAGATAACTGCTCGGTCAATGCTGCATTGATTTGTGTGTCTCTGCTGCTCTTACGAATAGTCTCCAATTCTTTATTGGTTTCCTGCCATAGCAATTTGTATTTGTCATCATTCGTAGTGTCGTCGTTTGATTTTGATGATTGCTTGAGGTCGTCACGTTCTTTAGTTACCCGTTGCTTGATCGAACGCTGTTTAGTTGCCTCTGCAATAGCTGCATCTCTTTCACGTATCAATTGTTCAACATCAACATCATTATTCTCTACTACTTCGGTCTCTACCGATTCAACGTCACTTGTTACAGATTCGTCGGCTGTTACTTCATTTGTGTTTACTTCCATTACTCATACTCTCCAGTATTATGCGTTGAGTTTATTTGCAAATAGAATCCACCATCTACAATACTCAGATATGTTTATTTATTCGTTTTCATCCTTAGCGTTTGCGTTTTCATCATCCGCACTATCATCAGTCTTTTCAACGGTTGATAGACTGACTTGAGGTGATGATGCGAGTGAGTCTATCTCAGTGATTTTTGCCATCGCTTGTGCTTCTGTCATGTTCTCGACTTGGATGAAATAATCTTTTCTGCTTGCAAGCCCGCTCGATATCTTTTGTTGCCACAACTGTTGCTGCTCGGTTTTGTTGATCGGCAATGCAGGTTTTGCAAATGTCACCTCTAGCTCGCCTTGAATAAGTTCTGGATATAGCACCTTTAAAATCTTGTGCATGTGTTTCAATCCAGCGCAAAAAAAGTGTGCTCGTTGCTCACGTAGATTTAGGTTATCCATACTTTCAACAATTAAAGCGAATCCACTTGATGCCTGTGCCGTGCTTGCATTACGTAGGTTGACACTGAAATCGCTTGCAACGGCTTTTACAATCTCCTCGATGATGCTATTCAATGGTTGGAGTTGTACGTTGGGTGCTTTAAAATCAATGTAGGGTGCTTTGCCATCGGGATCGGGTTCCATCTGCACAATTGATCCAAGGCCACCGAGTGATTTCTCGCCCTTTGAGTTGGCTTGTGATGTTTTAAGATAATTTGCATCGCTGTATGCAGTGTCGTCAGGCGTAATATTACTAACTGGTTTGCCGTCCGTTGATTCGATTTTTCTGTCGGTGAAAAGTGTAGAATTTTTCGCCCACGCTATTGAAAATTCGGTGTCACTTAGCGAGATATTGTACATCGCCTGTAGCTCTGCGAGATCCTCAGGTATGTGGGGGAACATCCTTTGATATGATTTTGCAGTATCGTAAAATACAGTGACAGGACAAATAGCATCAGGATTCTCAACCGTCGATATAATGGTTTCTTTGTTCTCTTTTGTATGAGTCTGCTGCACTAAAACATCTGTGATAGTAGATGCTGTCATATGCCGATATGCCCACGCATCTTTATTGTGTGGATCTTTCAACTCATCGGGTACGTCTATGAGATATGCAAATTCGATGACGTTATCAAGCGGATCTGTCTCAATGACACAATTACCTGGGTGCATGCATAACAGCCTAAGGCCTTCACCATTGAACGCGTTATAGCGATACTCTCCACCCACCGTAGTAGTTTCGTTAGGTATGTATCGTTGTGTGAGCACTACAGTTGATTTTAATAGTCGTGTAAAGGCGTCAACGGTTTGAAAAAATTCAAGCCATGATGATGACTCTAGCAATTGATTAAGAGTAGGATCGACTTGCACAGTAGTCTCACCAGTGCGCACCATTAACGTCGGACGATCATTAAAGAGCAATCCTGATTTGTCTATGATTGATTTAGTAATGTTGCGTGTGCGGGGGACAATGCCCTTCTCTCGCCACTCCTCACGCTTGCCCGATTGGTTTTCCCACAGACCGTCCAGCATTTTAACGAGATGAGTTTTCTGACAGCCCAAGTAATAATCTAGAAGGATGTTTGCTTGTGTTGCATCTTTGGTCTGAAAGTTTTTGCTGTTTAGTGTCATCTGTATACCCGTCTCAATTGCGTTAACTGATATTTATCAGTAATCGGGTATAAAGATGACACTCAACAGTAGCAACGTAGTATCGAGTGCAGTGCAGTGTTTAGGGATCATCGGATACTCGCCGATGATCCCTTTTTTTGTGGCCACTAAATACTCTCTAACAAAGGGAGTAAAAAATGATGACAGATAATTTTATGGCCTGGGTGTGGAGATAAAACATGAACAACATTATCTATAAATTAAAATGCTGTTATAACCTGGTATTCAACCGCAACACTATTTGGGTTGATGGCAACAAAATAAAATTAACACAAGTCCCACACTTGTCTCAAGATCAGCTAAGAGACTGCATACAGCAATATGAGACTGCACTAATTATTTGTCCCAAATCAATCAGCGGCGGTCATATTGAGTTATCGGATGGTGTTTGGACATACAATGATATGACGTTGATTCGACGATACTCGTTCTACCAAATAGAACGTAATGTTAATGAGATGGTAAAGCTATGAGCACCCCAATGACGGCGGCTGAAAAGCAAAAGATATTAGATGATTATGAGATATTTGCAAATCTTGATCATGATGATGATGAGAAGATTGATGTACGCACTATTCCGGATCTGTTACTAGCAGTGATGTATGATGATCTTGCAGCTAATGTACAAGATAATAGTGATGGCGATCCGAGCGAAACCAATGCTCTCATCAAATACAGAACGGAGATAAAACGGCGGCACGTATTAGATGATACTGTGATAACTCGAATATTCGATGAGTATAATAGTGATCCCGATGCACACATCAGAGTGCTACAGATGCGCATGGATTTGGGCAAATAATCAGCGAGGCAGCCGTGGTGGCTGTCGATTGCTGTTAGTAGTAGTGATAGTGCTATGGTTGGATTTCGTGGGCATGGTGGTCTGTATGGCGTACCTCACGGCATCCCAAGAATTGTTGTGTTTGTCGATAATCGCGGGCAGGACTTGGCCGCTGAGTGGATCTAATTTGTGTCGATATAGCTGTGCTTCGCGTATCGTGAATTTGCAGCGAGGATGTATCACGATGCGATTAAATGATCTTAAGTAAGCTATCCCCTCTTTAATACTATCCGCGCCTTTGGTGCAGCTTACAGCATTAGGCAAACCATTTTTTCTAATGTGACTCGTCGTCTCAGGCCTGGAATTATCGCAGCGAATTTCATATTGTGCTGCTGATGGTACATCGTTGAGTATATGATCTACTATATCGTCGTTTTCAATACGTACACCTGTGGATTCTGCTTCTATCCATAGCGTTTTATCATAGATCCAACATCGCACAAATGCCATCGGATCGCCTGAAAATCCATAGTCTAATCCATGCAAAGGTGAGGCGTTCCAATTGTTTTTTGGAGTGAATTCGTCAACTACACAACGATCCCATAAAACCTGTTGGTCACTCTTCTGCAAGCATGTACCTAGCCATACATGTGAGTACATCTCAGGATCACTAATGCGCATCTCTTCCGCTTCGTCGATCATAATCTGACTGCACCACGGATTATCGAGATACGTCATGAGCACACTTACACAGCTTTTTGGTGGGTTTACGACGAATTTTTTATACGTCGGATCATCTGGCTGATTAGGGTTAAAAGCAATGAGTATACGACTGCCTTCCGCTCTCAGCGTCGGTATTAAGACTCGCCAAGACTCGGAACTGACGGATTCACCCTCCTCTACAAAACATAGTGTTGCGTTTTCTAATGATTTTATTTTTTCAGGATCTCTCTTAATGCCAATGAAAGTAAAAACCGAGCCGGTTGTCTTACAAAGTATTTCTTTATTTGTAATATGGAAATATGCACTTAAACCCATCGCAGATATTTGATCACATATGAGCTTATATACAGAGGCTGATATTGAGTTTTGGAATTGTCGAGCGCATAAAATATTATGCTTTTCAGTAATCGCTTTAATAATAAGGTATCTGACTATGGCCCAAGATTTCCCGCTGGCCCGGCCTCCATATAGGCATACGTAACGGCTATCACCGAATAAGCATTTTGCTTTATCAGGGAACTGTAAATTTAATTCGTTTAAATCAGGCATCACTGATCACCGTCAATATAATCACTGTCATCATCAGGATCAATAGGTTCATCATCATCACCATCATCATGCTCAATGATGATGGTATCGTCGTTATCAGTCCCTTTAAAATTAATATTGACTGCTGGCGGTGGAGGTGTGTTATCAATCTGTAGATCGT